TTCCCGCCTCCCCACTCAAGACCTTGATTATTATCAAGGCGAATGTTTCCGCTAACGACTTGCAACTTTGCAGCAGGCGAACTCGTCCCGATGCCGAGGCCCGTCGAATTGAGGCGCATGGCTTCTGGCGCTGCTGTTCCTGCCGCTGCTGAACCACCAGCAAAAAATTGAACATTTCCGCCGCTTGAATAATAAACGCCAGAAATTGCACCTGTGCTGTCGTAAATTGGGCTTCCGCTGTAAGTAATGTTGTACCCACCAACAAAACCACCGCCGCCGTCACCAATTGCAACACGGCTAAATGTAGCGTTGTTTATACGAAAATCGCCAGAAGTGCTGACATATCCATTTGTATTTATTAAATTGCTGCCGTTATAAGTCAGCGCACTCCCACTCGTCGCCACCTTGCTGCCGTTCAAGTACAACACGCCGTTGGCGGTGCCGCCGTTGAGAGTGAGGTTGCCGGAGAGGGTCTGCGCCGCGGCGTCGATCGTGCCCGTCAGCGTCGGAGACGCCGAGAGCACATTGTTCCCGGTGCCGGTGTTCGTGACCGACACCGCCTGCTTGCTCGCGTTCAGCGCCAAGGCCGTCGAGGCCGTGAGCGCCGACATCGTGAGCGTCCCGCCCACCGCCAGAGTCTTGCCGGTGCCGACGTTGAGGCCCACCGAGGTGCCATTGCCGGCGGCGGCGAACAGTCCGTCCACCAGGTCCAGGTTGGTGTTGATCTTGCCGCCCCAGGTGTCCGCCGATGCGCCGACTTCCGGCTTCGTCAGGCCAAGGTTGGTGGTGGTTGTGTCAGCCATTTTTCGTTACCTCAAGCGGCCTGTAGATAGGCCGGGTGTGTCTTCTCTGTCCAAGTCTCCGCCGTGTCTGCCACCGGCGCCCATGTCTCTGCGGTGTCCGCCACCGCGCTCCAGGCGACGACCGTATCGCTCGCCGCGCTCCAGCTCTCTGCCGTGTCCGCCACCGGCGCCCAGCTCTCGGCCGTGTCGGGTTCGTTCTCCCACTTCAGCCGCCCGGCGGCCGACAGAGCCGCCGACCCCGAGAGCGCCGCCGCCGCCGACTGAATCACCCCGCCGGCGGCCACCAAAATAGCCGCCCCAGAGAGGGCCGCGCTGTCGATGTACACGACGTTCGCCGTCGCGTCCTGGCCCGCAGATCCCGAGAGCGCCGCCGCCCCAAGACGAACCCGCACGCCAGCGGCCGACTGGCTCGCCGCCGCAGACATCGCAGACGCCGCGAGCCGCACCCTGAGCGCATCCGCCGCGAGCGTGGCCGCGCCGGATACCGCGGCGGCGCCGAGCCTTACCCGCACCGCCGAGGCCGCCAAAGAGGCCGACCCGGCGATCGCCGCCGCGCCGTCGCGCACTATGCTCGACGAGCACGAGAGCGCCCCAGAGGCCGCCAAGGCCGCCGAGGCATCCTTGACGATGACCGCCGCCGCCGCCTGCGTCGCAGACGCCGACATCGCGCTCGCGCCGGGCTGCACCCGCACCCCGACCGTTATCATCGTGGCGGCGCCGCTTATGGCGGCCGCCCCGAGCCTCACCCTCACGCCGACGCACGACAGCGCCGCCGACGCACTCAGACTGGCAGCGCCCTCTTTAGGGTCGATGCCATAGTTGCCACGGCCATATAACCCGGAGCCGTAGCCTGACATCAATTAGTCCAGCGTGATGTCGAGGTCGCCCGCCGGCACCCGGAACACATCGCCCGAGGCGATGGTCTTGCTAGCCGTCAGGGCGCCGTGGAACAGCAGATTGCCGCCGGTGAGGTTGTCCCACACGGCGACCCAGCCGACCGTTCCCCACGACCCGGTGGCCGTCGGGAACTCAATCGCGCTCGTGTTCGACGCCGCGTTGCCCGAGATGGTCGAGGCGAACGACTGGCGCGCGTACGAGCCGCCGCTCACCTCGGTGCCGGTGCCGGCGTCGGTAGGGTCTGCGGTGTGCAGGCCCAGGTAGACCGTCGTCGGCGACGTGTACGCCGTGTTCGACAGCACATGCAGCAGGATCTTGTTCTCGAGATAGTTGGAAAATGCACTCACGGGATAACCCTCGTCGGTTTGACTGTCATGGTCATGCGCCCCTGGCTAAATGCCGCGCGCTCGTTCTGCAGGATCATGTCCTCGATGGCCTGCCCGTAGAGCGGGGTCCAGAGGGCGACGCGCTCGTCGTCGCGAAGGTACGGGGCCGCCTGCAGCAGCGACCCGTATAGGTACACATCAGGGTGCCGCTCCAAGATCCAATTCGATGCGTTGGAATCGGAGAGCTTGGCGAGCGTCGCCACGTAGGTGAGCTCCGCCGTGTACCCGGTGTCGGGCGGCGGCAGCACCTCGATCTGGTTCCCGACCAGAGCGAAATACAGCGGCTTGCCGGTCGTGCGGTACAGGGTCTTCTTCGAGTCCAGCTCGTCCTCGGTCAAGAACACGAGCTGCTGCACGGGCGCCGTCGAGGTCAGCACCAGAGACTTGGCCGAAAGGAAGTCAGACGGCAGCGCCGAGAACGGCGTGTCGATGGTGGCGTCGGCGCGCTTGACCATCTTCTGCGTCGGCAGCCGGCGCTCGAGCTGCGCCTCGGCCAACGAGATGAAGTCCGGTATGACCGACGTGAGGTCGTCCCGGTTCAGCCAGTCGGCGATGCTCGCCCTAAGCGCGCTGTATGAGTTGAGGGCCATCCACCTGTTCCTTCATCGCCCACGCGCCTTCGTGTGAATACTCGAAGGTCCCGATATGCCGCACCTGGTGCGAGAGGTCATGGTCCACGAGTACCTCGTATCCCGCCTCGCGCGCCTTGCGGCAGAAAAACACGTCCTCGCCGATGTAGTGATTCCCGACAGTCGAGTAGGGGATCGCAAACCACGGCGCCTCCACCTTCTCGAACACCTCGCGCTTCACCATCATCACCCCCATGCCGATGTAATCCACCGGCTGGAGCCCCTCAGAGTCCGGCGCGGTATACACCCGCCCGATCTCGCCGTTGTTGTCCATCATCGCAACCGGCTTGACCGGCATCCGGCGCGTCGCGTAGTTCGCGGCCACGATGGGCTTGTCGCGCAGGATGAGGTGCCCGATGGTCTCCTTCGGGAACCGCATGTCCGAGTCTAGCCAGAGGAGATAGTCCGCCTTCTCCTCAAGAGCCTGCCGCGCAAGCTCCATTCTCTGAGAGGCGATCAGAGTCCCGTGGCTGGTGAAAAGCAGCACACGGTCGTCCGTTGTCGCGGTGTGGAACGACATCGCGCGCGCTAGGTCATAGGCGAACGAGGTCATCACCGTGTCCCTTGCCGGGACCAGAATCGCGACCGAGCGGCTCATACGCGCCCCGGCCGTGTTCTGAAAAATCTGTTGTCGGGGTCGTTGAGCCAGCGCTTCATCGCGCTAGGGTCGTCGATGATCCCGTCCTTCTTCAGCCGGTAGAACAACGGCATCGGAATCGACGCCACCTTGCTCCACTCGCCCCAGCGCGTCCTCTCGTCGGTCGCGGCATACTGGGCCTTGTTCTGCTCCACCAAGTCGCCGACCTCGAAGACCGTCTCGATGGTCGCCTCGTCAGAGTCGGCGTCGTAGTGCCACCACTTCGTGGTGCCTGTCGTCGGGTCGAAATCGAAAAGCTTTTTGCCCGTCGATTGCATGTTCACCTCAACTCAAAGGGCGCCGGCACAATTACCGGCGCCCCCGAGTTTACATCACCCGATTAGGTCGTGGTGAGGTCAGCCGCGAGGCCGTGCGCGGCCTCGGTGTTGACCTTGAGGCCCCACTCGACCACCAGCATCCGCTTCTCGGCGTCGCCCGTCTTGGCGAGCTGCACCGTGCTGAACGGGCGCAGGAACGAAACGGCCGCGTACTCAGGGTCGAGCACGAAGGCGTCACGCTCACGCTGGAACCGGTTCGGGACCACGTTCACGCTGCCGAAATCGGAAACGTAGACATCGGCCGCGCCGATGATGGTCGCCTGGCGGTTGCCCGTCACCTCGCGGCGGATCTCCGCGATGCCGGCAAAGCCCGACACGCGCGCCTTGTTCACCGGGCCAACCATCAGCACCTTGGGGGTGCCGCCGGACGCCCAGACCTTCTGGATGACCGACTTGAGGATTTCTTCCGTGAACGTGCGCAGGTTGGCGGCGGTCGCGTCGGTGCGGGTCGCCGTCGGGGACGAGGTGTACACCGGATCGGCGCCGCCCGTGCCCTTGTCGGTGTTGGTCTTGAGGAAGGCCAACAGCGAGCCCGTCTTGCGAAGCGCCGTGCTCACGCCAGCCGAGCCGGCCGCGGCCGCCTGGTTGGTGAGGCAGATGCTCTCCATGTCGCGCTTGATCTCGGCCGAGCGCTTGGCGAGCTGGTAGGCCAACTCCGAACGACGGCCGGCCTTGTCCACCGACTCGAGGGTGCCCGAGATGAGCAGCGTCTTGTTGCTGATCTGGGTGTAGTTGCCGAGGCGGACGGTCGCGGCGGTCGAGTCGAAGGTCGTGATGTCGTCGCCTTCCACCTGCGCGTTCGTGGTGCTGGCGGCGGCGAGCGAATCGGTCTGCCACTCGAAGTAGGTGTTCTTCACATTCTCGCGGCCGACGTTCGACATGAACGGCGTCTCTTCCGGCGAGATGTTGTAGATCACATTCGAGAGGGACTCACGGATACCTTTTGCGTTGAAGGTATCAAACGTATTGCTGGTCTGGGACATTAGAAGTTACTCCAAGAATTGTTCAAACACGGCAGCCGCGTCGCGCGTGCTGCCACTATTTGCGAGTCTTGAAAAAGCGGCCTTCGATGCGACGACCTTGGACGACTGCGGCGTGGAGGCGGCCCCGGCCCTCATGGGCTTGGCCTTCTGGATGATCTGCGGACGCATCTGATCGCGTTTGCTCATCAGCTGGTCAAACATCATCGCCTTGCGCAGCGCCAGGACGGCCCGGGCGTCGTAGATGTCCGAAATCTCCTCGACCGTAAAGCCGAGTCTTTCGGTGGCATATTCGACGATCTTCGCCTTCTCGGCGCGCGCCTTGTCAGCGTCGCGCCACTCTGGCATGGCCTCCAAGAGCTTGCTGCGTTCGGACTCGAGGGTCTTCTCGGCCTCCGCTCTCTCTTCAGCCTGCTGCTGCTCCACCAGAGCCTGCTTCTGGGTCTGCACCCACGCCGCCTGCTCTTGCCTGGACCGGACCAGCTCGCGCTGTCTCACCCACTCGACCGGGTTCTCCTGATAGAGACGATCCCAGTCAACCTCGGGCGGTTGCAGCGACTTGAGCGTGCCCTCTAGGGCTGCCAAGGTCTGCGCATACCGTTGCCGCTCTTCCCGCGCCAGGGCCGACTCTTGCTGTGCCTGTTTCCGGGCCTCGGCGATCGCCTGCGTCTTGCGCGTGTAATCCGCGGTGCGGGAGTAACCCTTCAGCAGCTCATCCAGCGGGACATCGACTTCTTCCCCGTCAATTTTGACGCGGAATGTCTGGCCCGGCTGGGGCGCCTCTTCGGCATCCTCCTCGCCTTCGGTCTGCTCGCCCTCGTCGGCGGACTCGCTTGCCGCTAACTCGGGCTCATCTTCCACCACGCCTTCCGTTTCGGGCTGCTCGTTTTCGCCTTCATCGGCGGCGAGCATCTGCTCGAAGACATCTTGCGTGGACTGTACGTTTCCCGGGGGTGTACCCGTGCCGGTAGTGCTCATGACCCCATTGTCACCGTCTACCAGAGATTTTGTCGATGTCTCGGTTGGCGATGGCGCCGTTGTCGATCACCACCCGCAGGTGGCGCTGGATTTCGGCCAGGATGCCGACCGCGAGCCACAGCCGCTCGCGCTCCTCTTGGTCGGCGGGCTTGCTCTGCCGCCAGGCTTCCATGTACCGGCGCTCGAGCTCGCCGAAGGCCTCGACCATGATGGGGTTCTCGAGCAGCTCCTTGGCCTGCACCCCCTTGCCGGCGTCGATGTACGGGTTGCGCTCGCTCAAGCCAGGAGCCCGCTCTTGGGGCGGTTCTTCATGGCGCGCTTCAAGAGCTTGCCGCCCTTGTCGGCCTTGTTGAACTCCTTGGCGACCTTCATCGGCACGCCCACCTTCTTGGCAAACTCCTTGGAGTGCGCGGCGGCTGCCATGAGGCGGGCTTGCTTGGCGGACTTGCTAGGCATACATGCTCCCCTGATCTTGTTGTGACAGCAGCCCATCCTGGACCTGCTGCTGCTTGTTTTTCGCGAGCGGCGCCTTTCCTTGGATGAAGTCCTTCAGCGCCTTCTCTCTCGTGATTCCGCGCTTTTTTGCGGTGGCGGCGAGTCTTTCCTCGAGGACCTTCATGAAGGCAATAGGCGGAGACCCGAGCCCGGTGACCTCTCCGGCGCCGAGCCAGAGTGCAGCCTGGGCGGCCGCCGGCGATACCCCAAGGTCTTTCGCGAGTCTTTTGTTCTTT